TTGCTGCCCAATTTCTAGCGGCATAAAACCGCCGTTTGGGTCGGGCTGCATTTCAATCATGGGCTCATACACTTTTCCCCGGAAGCCCGTTGCCTGCAGAACCTGCTCCCACGGACCCACATATTTCATGGTCTCCGGGTTGCCATACGCCGGGTCATTGGCCCAACGCGGATCGTTGTAGGCCCAGTATTCAGACGACACTTTTGCCATGATTCACCTCACCCAATCCGCCAGTCGGTGCCGTCGCTGTACACGGGGACTTTGTTTAACCCACCGCCAGCCACAACGGACGCAAACGTCGTCGCGCTGGCATCGGTGACAAAAGCCCGCGCGCCAACCCCAGCAGTAGCCGCTGTTGGCAGTGTAGCCACGGTCAGCGTGCCGTGGTTGAAGTACTTCACGCTGAACGTCAGCGTTAGGCCAGGTATGCGGAACGACGTCACGCTGCTGTTGCCAATGGTGACTTCGTTGCTGACACCGACTGCCGACACATCGGCTTCGTAGCCGATCACCGTGTTATTGCTGCCGGTCGTAAGCGAGTCGCCGGCCTCAAAGCCAATCGCGGTGTTGCCAAGTGCGAGGCCTGTGACCTCTCGAAGCGCTTGCTTTCCAACTGCAGTATTGCCGCTATTAGTGGCTTTAAGTAAAGCCTCAAAACCAACGGCAGTGTTGCCTGAGCTAGTGTTTACCAATTGAAGCGCGTCTTTTCCTACTGCCGTATTGTTACTGCCAGTGGTTACAGAACTCAGCGCCCCAGCGCCTATTGCAACCACATTACTGCCGGTGAATGCGTCGGCAGCCTGGTAGCCCACGGCAACGTTGTTTGAACCCGTTTGGTTGAGCAGCAACGCGTCGGCGCCGAGCGCAGTGTTGCCCGCCCCCGTTGTTGCAGCGTTCAGCGCTCGATACCCAGCACCCGTGTTGTAGTTTGCAGTCGTAGCCGCCGACAGCGAATCGTAGCCAACGGCCACGTTGTAATCCCCGCTGGTATTGGCATCCAGCGCTTGCGAGCCGACCGCAGTGTTCTGAAAGCCGTCAGTGTTTGACGTCAGGGCGTTGTACCCAACGGCAACGTTGTTTGACCCCGTGGTATTACTGTCCAGCGCCGTGTCGCCCACGGCAATGTTGGTGGCAACGCTGCCGGCACCCAACCCCACGGAAACACCGACTTCCTTGGTCAAGTCAAACGCCGCGTAGATGTTGTCGTCGGTCTTGATCAGCGTGCCCAGCGACGTCTGCAGAACGAACTTGTACGACGAACCAGCCGTAAGCCAGATTTGCGCGGGCGTCCTGCCGGCGCTGTCCAGCACGATGGGGTTGGCGTTGGCCGTGCCGCCAGTAGACGACGTGTACGTCGCCGCGGGCGTCGTTGTGCCGGCAGCGTAGGTGTAGATCAGCCCGCCGGCCAGCGGGTTGCCGTTGTTGTCGAAGAACTGGGCGCCTGCGCCTGCGTAGGGGGAAAGCGAAACGCTCATGATGCTCTCACTGTTGAATCTGGCTCACCGCCAGCACGACGGCAGGGGCTGCTGGGGCAAACGCAGTGGCTGCGACATTATCCACCGTGATGGCCGTATCGTTTGCGGCGAACATGATCTCGATGCGGTCGTTTGCCGCCAGCGAGAAAAACTCGCTCATGGACACGGCGGTGTACCCGTTGTTGATGTTGATCGTCACCAGCCTAGCAGAGTTAGCGACATCTGTTCCGTTTTTGCGGAACCAAAGCCAAACCGTCTTGGCGCTGCTGCTGCTGCTGCTGATCTGAACGGTGGCGTCAAACTGGTACAGGCCCGATTGCACCACCACAATGCGCGACGCCGGCGATCCGATGCTGATGCCTTCGGCGATTTCGGTGTTGTCGAACGTCAGCGCGTAAGCCGTGTTTGTCAGGGCAGGCGACTGATCCGTGGTCTTGGTGAACTCGCCGTAGTATTTCTGTTGCTCAATGGTGGGTCTCACAAAAATCTCGCCCGCCGTCGCACTGTCCACCAGCACTGCCGCGATGGGAATCACGTTGTCAGGCGCCGTAGGCTTGACGTTGGTGAACGCGCCCGCCACCGTTGGGTTGGCGTACAGAACGTCGCCTACGCTGAACGCGCTGGTGTCAATGCCGTTGACGTTGCCCCAGACGCAGCACAGGCCCGTAGCGCCGCTGTCGGGCAATTCCTCGGCCATGACGCCTAGGATGTACAGCGACGGCGATGAGCCGTCGGCCAGGTACGGAGCGACGGACAGCACGTTGTTCGACCCTACGCCCGCAAAGCCAACAACCGTGCCCTTGGGGATCGTGGAGCCCGTGGTGTTCTGCACCACGGTGTACTGCAGCAGCGCCGCGTCCTCGATGGACGACTGCAGCAGTTGAAAGAACCGAAACCACGCCCGCGTGGCCAGCGCGCCCTGATCCACCACGGGGTCGCGCTGAGACGGTACGCGCGGCGCCAAGTCCACGTTATGCGCTCGTCGGGGTGGCGGACAGTTCCGCACCCATGATGGCGATCTTTACCGGATCACTGCCGCTGATCTCGTACACGCGATCCCGCAGCTTGGTCGTCATGCCCAGCCGCCGCCAGATGACGCGCTTGCCGTACTCGCCGAGCTTGCCCATGCTGGCCCAGTGCTCATTGCTCCAAGTGTGGCCGCCGTCGTCGGACCACCGCAGCATGACCTGCGGGTCAGCGCCGTCAGTAAGCGAAATGAGCGAACTCACCAACTGTTGGCCACCCTCAGTAGTGAGGTTGAAGCTGTTTTCCGTCAGTAGGAAAAACGTGTCCACCGTGCCGGCGCCGACACCGGACTCGCAATCCAATTGCAGCGTGTGGTGCGCCGTGCGCTTCAGCGTATTCTGCCCGGTCGGAAGCGCACGCCACGACCGCAGCCATCGCTGGGCTTCGCCATTGTCGTTGTACGTGTCCTGGCTGAAAGCGTAGATGAACCCCGTCTCCCAGTCTCCCACCAGTACCTGCCCCGCAAAATTCGCCTGACAGTTGCTGCGGTGCCGGCGGTACTGCACGCCGTCCCAGTACGCCCTCTCATGCCACGCGCCAGTGGCAACGTCAAACACCCACGTTGCCTGAGCGGTCGGGAACGTCAACACGTAGAACGAATGACCATCCTGCTGGTACGAGTAGCCGATGGCGTCGTTCAACACGCCGTACTGCTGGATTTGCCACTCAATAGCATGCGTGCTGACGCGCTGGGCGTTGTAGCCTTGGTTGCGGTACACGATGCCGTTGCCGCGGGCGTCAGAGCCCAGCCAGAACACGGCGTTGTCCAGCTTGGCAACGCTGTACGGCGCAAGGCAACCGGTTTCCATGAACGCGCCCTCGATGCGCGCCAGCGGAAAGTCGGCTAGGCCGGCGTTGTACCAGACCTCAACAGTATTGTTGCCAAACAGCCAGACCTCGCGGTGGTCTACCATTAGCGACACGATGTTGTCGGGGTTGCCCTCAGCGCTGGCAAAGTCCAGTGGGTCAATGGCAGTGCCGTCAAGCAGCGAGGTTACCCACACGCGCTGGCTGTTGGGCTCGTTGAATACGAAGTAGCTGTCCAGATAGCCCACGCTGACCGCGCCCGGGAAGTCGGGGTCGGTGACCTGCGCGAACACGCCCGTGTTGGCGTTGTAGATGAACGCATCGGGGTTGCACGCCACAAACAGTTGCACGCCGTTGTCGGCCATGCTCACCGGCCCGCTGCCGTTGATCAACCCCAGTTCCGTGATGGCGTAGTTTCCGTCCACGCGGTACAGCTTGCCGCCAGAGGCAACGTACAGGAAGTCGCCGAATTTCCACATGCCCCGGATTGGGCCGGTGCCAACGATGGCCACCAGCTCCAGCCCCGGGCACCGCTGCAGAAACGCGGGTTCTTTGCCGCCCTCGGGTACCATTTCGGGAAACAGGTTGACGCACCTGTTCGCCGCAGCATTGACGCTGCGGGCAACGTAGGCGGCTCCGAGGATGGGGGTTTTCATGTCACGCCAGCGTCAACGACACGCTCCGCGTCACGCCGTCAGTGCCGCGCACCACGATCTTGAGACTGGTGTTGCTGGTAAGTTCAAACGACATTGTGCTGTTGGCGGACAGCGTGGGAGCGGTGCTGTTGACGGTGGTAATTAGATTGCCGGATCCGTCGAGTGTTATAACGGCAGTTGGCGTATCACGGTCACCTTCGTTGAATGTAGTTGTGCCAGTAGCGCGGTCGTACTTAATTTGAAATGTGCCATCTGTAGGTGCAGAATATCCTCCGAGGCCCAACACACTTACTGCAGAAGATGAATACATCCACCCCCCATCAGTGCCATTGTTGGCAGCAACCAACTTAAATGTGGGCGAACTCGTCCCAATCCCAAGGTTGCCGGAGGCGTCCAGCCTTATCCCTTCCACACCGTTTGTACTCCACGCCAGCGTGTTTGTTGCCGGCAAGTACATGCCGTTGCCCGTGGCCGTGCCGCCAGTGGGCACCAGTTTTGCGGCGGTGACGTTGCCGGTGGTGGTTAGCAACGCAGCTTGAGTGGCTTGTTTGGTCGTTCCTCCTTGCACCAGCGGCACAGAGTCAACAACGTCAACGGACGTTGCAACCGGCAGTTCGGAAATCTTTACGTTTGCCATGATTACGGCGTCCCGGCGTAGATGTTGAACCGCTGCTGACGGCGGTTAATCAGGTTGTACGGCAGGCTCATGATGTCGTCAGCGAAGTTGATCCGCTTCAGATCGCGCTTGGACGCCATCGCAATGCGCTGCACCGTCGGCGGCGGCTCAACGCCGAACTCGGCTGCAATCTCGCAGGCCAGGTTGTACTTGAAACACCGCAGGTAGCCAGGCGGAAACGACAGCACCGTGTTCAGCGTGGCGGGCTGCGACAGTTCCTGCACCGAAACGAGGTGAAACTCCAGTTCCCGCGTGGGCACTGGGTACACCGTCATGGTAATGTTCGGCATCGTCATGTTCACCCACATGCTCTGCGGGTAAGTCGACGTCACCGTCTTCAGCGCAATACCGTTGTACTGCTGCTGGTTGATGAACATCAGGCCGTAGCTGATGCCCGTCGTCGGATCGCGGAAATAGCAGGAATCGTCCAGCAGCACCGGGCGATTGCCGACGAAGTTGCCGCTGGGGCCGAGCGTGCGCTCGTAGACGTTTGCTGGCCAGTTGAACACCTGGTCTTGCGTGGAGAACACCGACAGGCGTTCGATGCTCCACGAATCCAGCATCTGGTTCAACGCTGCCAGCGCGTCCTGCGCTGTTTCGGCCGATGGGGTTTCGCCCTCGGCCAATTGACCGATCAGCCGCAGCGCGGCATAGATTTGGTCACCGGCTGTCGTGGACATGCTCGGGCTCCTTGCGACGGCGCCTCCCGAGCATGTGGTTCATGGGGACAACGACGTCATCCCCGGGCTCGTCGGGCTTACCCGGAGTATACCGCTGCCAACCGTTTTGTTCGTCGTATTCTGCCTCGGCCTCCATCGTGGCGATTTTCTGGCCGTGGCGGGGATGCT